CTGTTGGCCTCACGTCTTCCTGACGTGGGTTGTTCAACAGTCTTTGAGTGGCACATACGCCACAATTTAACTTGGCTCTCCTAGCTTCAGGGACCCAATTCAAACTCGCTTTAGCAACGAGTGGACTCTGCCTTATCAGCAGGAGGTAGTATGTTACCTGTAACCGGACCTTTTCAGGAAGTGGTGGGCTCGGCGTCTTCGACGTCGAAGTACTACTGTATCCGACAGAGGTATCGGCAGAAACGGCCAATCGATCGGCCTCTGCCCTTCACCGTTGAGGGGGGTAAATCCCTCTCTCAACAAGGTTTGCACTACGTAAATCTCGCCCCTGCGAACAATGGTTGGGGTTATGATAATCAGAACCCTCTGAAAATCATAGCCTACGATCGTTTTAAGGACGAGGTCCAAGACAATGCAAGTCTAGGTGTTGCGGTTGTTGAGTTCGGAAAATCGTATACCATGATTTCCGATCGATGTCTGCAGCTTCTGTCTTTCGTAAGAAAGATTAAGAAGGGAGATCTCCGGGGTGCAGCTCAGACCTTACAATTGCCTCGACCCCCTAAGGGGGTTAAGCCTGTAAACTCCGCTGCGAAAAATTACCTGGAATTCCACTTCGGCTGGTCGCCGATGATCTCAGACATATACAACGCGATCGACGTGCTCCAGTCCCCGTTGAAGACTACACATGCTAAGGGGTCCGCACGTGGCGAATATTCCTTCCGGAATACACCCGCGTACGGTCCTACTGGCAATCCTGTGTGGATCTTGATGGATTGGACTGAGAGGGTCAAGTATGGTGCGGACGTAAAAGTCACGAACCCAAACCTAAACTTAGCTAATCAGCTAGGGCTTGTTAACCCTGCGACGTTAGTGTGGGAGGTTATTCCTTTCTCTTTTGTTGTTGACTGGTTTGTCAACGCAGAAAGTTTCCTTGCGTCGTCTTCGGACTTCCTTGGACTCGAGATGAATAATACCTACACGAGCCTCAGTCGCGTTGGCACGCGCACTGAAGGCTATCCAAACGACAGTCCACGTTTGGGCTTTTCCACCGTGCGTCTTTGGAAGCACGACCGTATCCTCGGACTTGATAAACCGAGTTTCGGATTGCGAAAAGCGAAGGTACCGGGATTACGTAAGGCCCTTGCGGCCTGTAGTCTCCTTGCTCTTGGGCTGAAAAGTCTATAGGCGACCTGAGCTTTGTTTTCTCATTTTCAACTCACATGGAGCTGTAATGGCTGCTCAAATCGATCTGGTTGTCAAGAAAGCTGACAACGTCACGGACATCACTTATGGTGCTCTGTCTGCTTCCGGTGGTGATGGTTCACCGGCCGTCTGGCGTCAAGACCTTGGTGCCCCGGCTGCGTTGCCGGTAGGCCTCCGCAGGATCTTCCGTATGTGGACGCTGTGGAACGGTCCAAAGACTGCTCGGGTCGCGAAGTTTTCCTTCGCTTCTCCCTACGCAGTTCAGGACACTACCACGACGCTCTATCAAGCGAAAGATCGAGTGGTGGGCGAGCTCACTGTCACAGTGCCGCAAGGCATCCCTGCTTCGGAAATTAACGAAGCAGTTTACCAATTCCTGAATCTGTGCGCTCACGCGCATGCGAAACAGGGCGTGGCTTCTGGCTACGCATCGACCTAAGCTAGCTTAGTCGAGGTGTGACTGTGAAAAACTCGTTATCAAGTGAAGTGATGCGTGTTGCTCTTTCCTTTATGGAGGAGCTCGATACTCCTAAGTCGCTTGCCGTTGCAATTCTGCTCCGGCATGGTGAGTGGGAGGGGGTCTTGTCTGTGAAGGCAGACCCACGTAACTACCTAAGCACTGACGCATATCGCCTCCAACGGGATATGCAAGCAGTTAACTTTCTGAAGAAATTCGAAAGATTTCCGACGAGGGTTAACCTTCGACGTGTCGCCTTAGAAAAGTGGCACGAGGGGGAAGCCCAGTGTTACCGAGCGAATGCAAGACTCCAAAAATTCGCGTTCCCTGACACCCTGTCAGGCCGCGATGTGGACGTCTACCAACATATCGTTGGTATTCGAAAAATAGTCTCTTGCATCCTCGGACCCCGCCCGCCTGATTTGGTCGCAGGTAGGCTTGGGCCTGGTAGTACGTTTTCGGACCGTGGCCGGGACTTTGAAATCACCGTTCCACATAAATTCAGTAATAACCCTAGTCTGACTTCTGACGCTTGCTGGTACCTGCCGCAATGGCTAGGTACGCAGTGGGGCTCGGCTGTTGCGGCCCGTCAGGGAGACCTGGAGTTTGTCCGAGGAAATCGTTTCACAACGGTTCCTAAAGACGCCACGAAGGATCGTGCCATTGCGGCAGAACCTTCTATAAACGTCTTTTATCAGTTGGCCTACGGTACGCTGATGAAGCGTCGCCTAAAAGCTTTCGGATGGGACATGTCCATGGCAAAAGAGATTCACATGCAGGTCGCACGTGAGGCCTCTCTAACCAGAGAGTTCGCTACTCTCGATCTCAGTAATGCAAGCGACACCCTGTGCAGCGAGTTAGTCAACTTGCTGTTACCTAGTGCTTGGACCCAATGTTTGCGGGCTCTTAGGAGCCCATTTACGTTGATTAAGTCCAGTAAAAAAGAGCACTGGCATCGGCTGGAGAAATTCAGCTCGATGGGGAACGGCTTTACGTTTGAGCTAGAGACGATCATATTCGCTGCCATCTCCATGTATGTATCCCGCTTGCGGGGTCATTCTGGAGTTCTTGGCGTTGACGTGTTTGTCAACGGTGATGACATTATTGTTAAAGATGATGTCTTCAAACCTCTAAAAGCCGTACTGGAGTTTTTTGGTTTCGCCTTGAACGTTGACAAAACGTTCTTTGGAAGCGATTGCTTCCGCGAGAGCTGCGGCGGTGACTTCTTCAGAGGAGTCAACGTCCGTAGTTATTACCAAAAGGGTGAACTAGATGCTCCAGAAAAGATCATTGCGTGTGCAAATGGCATTAGGCGTTTTCTTCAAAACGGCTATGACCCTAACGGGTCGTATCGTTCGAAGACGTGGCGCATGGTGCTTGACTGCCTCCCTAGTCATATCAGAGATGGTGTTCGAGGTCCGTTGGACCTCGGGGACATCGTCATCCATGACGACCGGTCAAAGTGGTCAGTTCGTTGGCGCAATGGTATAAGGTACGTCAGGGTTTACAGACCGGCTCGCTTTCGTCGAGTGGGTTGGAACTTTAGACCGGATGTCGTACTAGCTTGTGCCACTTATGGCACCGGGGAGTCAGAACGCGGCGTAGTGCCGCGCAATGGCGTCCTCGGCTATAAGGTTGGTTGGGTTCCTTTCTCCTGAGTGATCAGGGGTAGATGCGGCTAGCCGCATTGAAGAG